TTCTATCTCTGTCGGAAACTTGTCAGCGTAATACTCCCACGTCTGTGTAATGAAAGACCGTTTCGTGAATTTCTCCAAGAATTGACGCGCCGCCTTGACCATATTCGCTATCAATGTATCCTCAGTCGCGTGAGTGACCTTGAGAAACAATTTCGCGTTCGTTGTCGAAATCGGCTCCGCTGCTGGTGCTGTTTTTAGTTTAAACATAATAAGGGGAGTCCGAAGACCCCCATATTTTTATGATGCAGCGTGAACCATGTATTTAATTGGATTGGTGCCAGCATCCAAGACTTGCCCGTCCCGGCGTTGCAGTAACATAATCCCGATCTGATCAGTAGCGGCAAACAGTTCATTGGCGATAACCACGCGATCACCCGTAACCTTACGGATAAGATAGTTCTTAAAGTCTCCAAAAAGAACACTCTTCGCACTGGCTCCAATATCCGCCATTTGCTGATTGATAACATAAGGAAATCCATCCACCGTATCAGGAGCACCAGCCGCCATACCTGGCTGCCATAGTGGGCGATCATCTGCCGATCCTATGGTCAGTTTTTTAATGGCTGCAAGAGTCCCATCATTGAACATAAACCGTGCGTTAAACCTATAAGCCGGATCAACTGAATGCTCCAGATCAACAAGGTTTGCCCGCGTGATAGCCGTAGCCCCTACGCTAGAGATAGCCGAGTCGGTGGCACCAATCACAACCCCCTCGATGGTAGTTGTACCGGCTCCAGTGGTATAGGCAGCATTCAAACCGCGACCCATACGCATGGCGAACAATTCTTTCAGCAAAGTACTCATATCGAAATATGAATCTTGCAGGATCTCATGCGACACCCTAACAAACCCGGATGTCCATTTGTATGCCTTTAGTGTGATCAGCTTTGCGAAAGTCACATCAACCGCGCTCGTTTCGGCGTTTACAGCCTCGGCGATTTGATACGCTACGTTGGAGGTATCATCGGTACCAGGCCAAGGAATATCATTTCCCGTTGTGGTATTTACGATCCTTGCAACGCTCTCGACAGAACCCCATGCAAGTTTAGCTATTTCCAACTCATTGGAAAACCCTTCAGGGATAGTAAAACCCCCTTTAGCATCGGTGGTGGACTGTGCATTTGTCCGTTGCTCTGGATTCAAAAACATCCGCTCCTCCTGTGACAAGTCGCGAGCATTACCGCGCGCCATGATTAACTTAAACCAAGCCTTATTGGTTTTGTCCCGGATCTCATCTTTCGACATATCCTTAAACTCCCTGGCTTCAGGTTTTGGGTGGTTAGCCATCTCGGCGTCAATCTGCTCCTGACGCTCAAGAACGTCAATCTCGGCTTTTAACGCATCTACTTGGTCATTGAGTTTGTTCCACTCCACGACTTGTTCTGAGGTCATTGTGCCCTCTGCGCTTTTTTTCGCTTCACCGACAATGCTCCTCATTTGTTCGGCAAGACTCCCGCGCTCTTCTCTTTTCTTCTTTACTAAGTCCATTTTGTTAAAATTTAATTTACATTATCGGTTGTTACAGTTTCTCTTGTAACTCATTCATTTTTTCATAATATTCTATTGATTCACCTTTCGGTTTTTGTGCTTCACGCCATTCGCCGAGTGAACGCTTTGCAACGTCCGTATCCGGGTAAGCTGGGAAGGTCACGGGTGAAACATCAAACAAGCGTTTCACCTTCAAGATAGTACGTACAATACGCCCGTCTTCATCCTCTTCCCATTTCTGGTCATCAATAGTAAACCCAAAACTTGATTGTGTAACGTCACCCCGTTCCATGCTTTCGATCAGATCACGCGAATAGCTCTGACCACCAGCATCATAATCATAGGACAGTCCTTTCGTATCAATTCCTATGCGTGCCGTCTTGGCACTTGTACGGGCAAGGATCAAACTAGAGTCATGGTTAAACAATACCCTCACATCGTCGCCCAGCACTTCATCAAAAGCCCCTGGGTCGATCTTCTCACGAAACCCGCCAAGGTTCTCACTCAGACTATCAAAAACCGCCGCGTGTCCTTTTACCAGTGGCGCGCCGTCTTCACGTTTCTCAATCTGAAAATTTGTATTAAATACCCTCGTTTCCCGTTCCATCTTGTCCTATTTTATCTATTGTTGTCATATTCATTGGCACAAAATGTTTATCACCACCCTCAATAGGGTTTTGATTCTCTAGTGCCCGTATCTCATTGTCACTCATTGAGCCAATTTCCCAACGGGACTTATAATATGCCGCCCGCGTCAGTGCATCACCGCGCAATAGTCCTGATAAGTTAAACTCGGCAAATACAACTCCTGTATCTGAGGCCGAAAATAACTTACGATTATATTCCTGTTCAAAGCGTTTCACCCAAGGGAGTAGCGAGTATGTCACAAACTCAATGGATTGTTGCTCTATATTGTTGTTTGTTGATCGTTCAAGGTCACCTACCAGGTGAGGCGGGAGGTTAAAAATCCGCGCTATCTCTGTAACTTGGAATTTCCTTGTTAAAATAAACTGAGCTTGTTCCGGTGGTATCCCTATCCGTGTATATTTCAAACCCCCTTCAAGTACCGCTGTACCGCCTGACTTATCTATACCGGCGTTTTTCTTATCCCATGTCTTTGCCAAATTAGCCTGTTGATCGGGTGTCATTGCAAAAGGAGCCTCAAGGACTCCCGTCATATTCGCACCATTACCAAAAAAGTTAGCTCCGAACTTCTCAGCCGCCAAACCCAGCCCGATAGCCTCTTGGCACGCCCGGATAGGACTATTTCCTGTGATCCCGTCCCAGCTAAGTCCCAAGACGTGTATCATGTTGCGATCAGGGATTTTATTATCACGCCCTTCAATCGCATACCATTTTTTTGTCTTTATGCTTACCTGTACTTTAGTGGGGTCAATAATCTCCAGGTATTTTGGTTTCTCTGTCCCGTCACGATGAATAATAGCGTACGCATTACCGTGTAATAGTACATCTGTCATCATGGTTTGGTGAAAAGAAAAACTATCCATCCAAGGGTTAGGCTCCGAGTGTAAGATTGAGAAAGCCGGGTTTTCCCGGTCTACTTCTTTATTAGCACCCTCCCGCCTGTAAACCTGAATAGGTAAACCCGCAACGGATTCAGATAATAGTTTTATTGCTGACCATACAGCTGTCAGACCAACAGCCGCCTTAGTGGTGACATCAATACCGGATGAAGTTTTGTTAACTCCCAACCAGTCTATAAACCATTGTGGAGTCGCACTTTGTGGAAAACCACGTTTCGACCAAGGCCATTTAAATGGTGCCATATAGGTACATTTTCCGTAAACATACGTATAAAGTCACCGCGACCTATTTAACATTATTAAAAAAAGGGCTACCCCCTGCACGGGACAACCCTTTTCATTTCAACACTAAACTCCACCTACTGAAGCCTTATTTTTTCACATAAGACTTATCCTTCCTAAGTCCAAAACCATCACCCGTGTGTTGTGTACCCGTCAATACTTCATCAATATACACAACATCCAAGATAGAAAATATCCGATCAGCCACCCGATAATCTGTTTGTTTAAACTCATCGAACTGAAGCAACGGAATATATTTCGAATGAAAACACATCCCTATCATGGAAAAATCTTTAATCTTTGGCCTACCGAATTTTTTCGGCACAATCCTATCACCTATTTTTACCCTCCAAAAAACTGCCGTTTCTTCTGACTTGCAAACCGAAGTAATTTTTTTAATCGCATCCTGACTTACAAACATATCATCGTCATCCAATATCATCACCCACCCCTCGTGAACCGTTGCCATTAATTGATTTAGGTAAAGATTAACAGGGAAATGTCGGGCTTTTATCCCTTTCGATAATATCAGATGACGTTTATTACTTTTTAACATCTCATACCGGATAGGATTATATTGCTGTAGGTAAAAATCCCGTGCATCGTTTCCAACCACAATCCGGTAATCATTACACGACTGGGATTCTATTGACCGAATACAATCGTAGAAATATAACCGTCTGTTGCTTGTTCGTATTAGTATGTTTATCATAGCTTAAATTCATTGTCTTTAGTTGCCACTTTGCCCGACTTCCCACGAATCACATACCCGGCCAGTCTATCCATCTGACTACCAAGGTCAATAGCAATACCGCCCCGGTTTTTTAACTCCATCATAAAAGGTTTTCCTATAAACCCAGCCCCTACAAGGCAAACATAACCCCTTAAATCCAGACCTCGGATTGTTTTGACTGTCCTGTCGTAATACTCAGGATAGTACTTTCGTTTTTCTGGATACTTACAAGTTTGTAAAGGGATGTCGATATGAATAATGGTCTCTATATTTTCAAATCGGTTAAAATTTATTATATGGCCTGAGATATACAATAGTTTTTTAGTCGTCTCTAGTATCTTTGTTGTTATTCCTTTAACAGAGAAGTAGTGATGAAAGTCAAGTGGTACAATTGGTTGCTTAGCATAACACTCAAAATACTCCCTTGACTGGCCCCATGTTCCGGTACCCTGTTTCGTTACTCCTATAAAATCCAGACCATCAATTGAGTTTAATATATTCTGAGCAATATTCATTCTCTCGTGCAAATTAGGGTAATATCCTACATGGATATCATAAGTTGAAAATTGCATGTCACTCAATGGATGAGCAGCGATATATTCACCATCCCCATAACGAGCAACAGCGAACGGCTCCCCGGTTTTCACTCTATCCAAGATCACCTCAGCCATGTAATCCATCGTCACCTTATTTTGTGCCATAAACAATATCCTTTCTTTTTACCATTCCGCGCGCCACAAGATCATCAATATCCACCGCGCTCATCCCGTAAAGGTTTATCTTGCCCGGTATTCGTTTCGAGATAGCCCCCTGTTCAATACAGTGTATACAAGGATCAGGGAAACACCCCACGCGCTCTAACTTAGCCTCCATTTCAAACTCCCAGGGATTACGTACCTTTTTTAATGCTATTCTCAAAGATATACTATTCCATATCGAAAACTGAGTGCTAACCGTGTAGGGAGTGTCTGTTTTATATTGCCAGTAATCAGAATGCTTAGTATATCTCCTGTCACCTTTCATGCTCGCACCATAACCAATCTCAAACCTTTGTAGATCGTCACGTTTACATATATCCAAGGCTTTATCAAGTCGCTCAGGGATTAACTCACTTGTAGGCAGATAATCATCAAGGCCAAACACAACATAATCCGGTAGATAGTACATATTTAACCGCTCAAATACACGATAAGTCCACTCAGATATAGGAGTGTCCCCAATGTTCACATAACAAAGCGTTTCATTCTCAGCATACTTTTCAAACAGATACTTTTGTATTCTTACAATATGTTGGGTATTCCAACAGGTAACAATCATCCAATTCATAACCTTTCAATTATTGCACGTTCCAACCTCCTGCCGATAATCTCATAATCGAACTTGCTTATCCGTTCATAAGCATTCTCAGCAAGATACTCACCAATATAAGGATCTTTCAACAGCCGTGTGATATTTTTACGCATTCCTTCCACGTCCTCGGCCTCACTAACAAGAGCCGTCTCATTATTCACGGCGAAATCCCGTGTACAAGGAATATCCGTACAACAAACAGGCACACCCGATGCCATTGCCTCAGCTACCGGATTACACCATCCACCATGCAAATGACCATCGACAAAAATAGATGCCTGGTTCATATACCCACTCATTGCCATTTGTGGAAGCCCTTTCTTAAAGTAAGTTATCGCCGAAAATCCTTTGATAGCCTTTTGGACATAAATCCCCCCCTTGCGTTTTCTCATGTCACCCGTCCAAATAATATCATACTTAGGATCTCGGAGTGTTCGCCGAAACATTTTGAGATTGATACCACCAATCGAAGGGCCAACGTTATCTGAGAAATTACGCATGTAATCAATTTGCCATTCGCCGTCTGCAATACCCCAATACGTTTCAACCATGTAATGATGCTTACGCGTAAGAAACTCCGTTGGTTCCGTGTGTAACATCTGCTCAGAAAATCCCATCATACAAAAGGCTTTTATTTTTGCATCCGAGCGTTCAAAGATCCCAAAAAATGGCTCCTCTGGAATATTGGCAAAGATCAAACAATCCAGACCATCTGATTCAGCATATTGCATAACCCGAAATCTCCCCTTATAAGGCAACCACCCCAAGTCAATCCCTTCAGGTGTATAAATAGTAACATCATGTCCCAGGTCACAAAGGACATTAGAGTTTTCAATAACTTCACGGACAGATCCAAACATCCCTCCCGTACATATTAGCCAGCCTATTCGCATAACATTCTTTTGTAGTGTTTTATATACCAACCCCAGTCTAACTCACCGTCCGGTACCGCTTGGATTACCTGCCCATCGGGTATAACAACTATTCCAGTTTCAATATCATACAATCGCATACAATACCCATCTTTTGCAAGTTGAACTATTGCTTTCCATACATCACCCTGCCAGTTGCTGGTTGTACGTATCCGGTTTTGACGCTCTTCTTTTTCAGGGTAGCAATCATGAACAACAATTTTCCCATTGGGTTTTAGCACTTTAAATGAGTTCTTTACATCCTTTAGAACTTGCTCACAAAGATGCAACCCATCAACAAAGATAATATCGAACTTCTTTTTGTTCGCTTTGAAAAAATCATCCGATGTGCAAACATAATCTGCATAATTCTCAAAGGGATCAACACTTACTTTGCGTTTGCACTTAATATCTTTGAAATTCACCCCTGAACCGTAACCGATCTCAAGGTAGCTGTCATAGCCATTGTTTTTTATCAGGTCGTTTATAAACCTAGTTCTTTCAAGCATAATTCGTATGAGTTTACATGAATAATTTTTGAACCTCCGAAAACGTGATAATATTCAAAATCCTTCGTTTGGTCTTCACGCGGATAAATCCGGCTTCCTATTTGTACGGGATTCGTATAGATAATATTTTTACCCCCGAAGTAACTAGACAAAATACTTCCCCCACCGTTCATTGTAAGGAACAAAGGACAATTAGCGAAACCAAGTAACTGAGCCGTATTGTAATCATGTGATAAATCATCAACATGAGTAACATTTTCAAACCCCTCTATTAATTCCCTATCATTAAATATCAAAGCCTCTGCATCGTCATAAAGCAATGGATTACCCTCAATATTGCAATAAAGGATATTACCCTCAAAGTTTTTGAAAATATACTCTAGTAGGTCAAGTGAGAAAAAGTTAATAGGCCGGTTCAAATCTACTACACCAGGCCATTCGTTATTGTAGCGATTATACACAACAAGATCGAAGTAATATTTCTTATTAGCGTATTTCAGTCTATAAGGCGGTGGATAAAATTGTCGCATATCTAAAGTCCCGTGAATCCATTTATTTGGAGTTTCCAAATTCTCTACATTATACCAACTTCTAGGCTTAGTATTAATCGTATGCTTTGGTGAGAAATAATAGAATGGCTCGCTACCAATCCCTGAAATAGTTTCCTTGAGTTCACCTATTGTTGAAAGATAATAAGCATATGGAATAACCGAAATCAGTTCATAACCAAATTCGACATTTTGACTATTTACCGATTTTTTAACCATTGGGATAGTCTTGATGCAAAACTTTCGTAATTCTTAAACTTCGGTTTTCCGAAATAACTCTTAAACTGCCTTTCGGTTGCCTCGTAAGCCTCTTCATTAGTCGCATGGCGTGAGATCATCTTACAATAACGTGAATAAAAACCCGCCATTGTGAGCATAGACAGAATTTCCGGTTGATAACGATACTGCTCCATATCATTATCGCTAATACCGTACTTTTTTTGTAATTCCTTTAAATCCATGTTATGCTTTATAATGTTTTATTTTTAGCGCATCTTTTTCACTTAATCCCCATCCGATCATCTCCATAGGATTCCAATCTGCTGTTTTTAAAAAAACTGGTAGTTGTTCAGGTAAGTTTTCACAATTCCAAAACCACCAACTATCACCAATCGATTGAGGCGTAGCGTGTTGATATGTGATTCCTAGTGATTCCATGACTGTTTGAGCATGTCTAGATTCACCACAATCTAAGTAAGCAGTCATTAAGCAATAATTTAAATGCGTTTTCATAATTTCATAATTTTAAATCCATGTTATTCCTTTATTAGCATAAGGGTTAAGTTCTTTCTTATCTGTGATCATCTGACCAATAGCCATAATATTACTCACCACCCCGTCAACCTTGCCAAATGAATTTCCTTTGTGTACTTTAATATTCCCAGCTCCATCCATTGCAATATTTACATTCGACAACATCCACCTCAAAACTGGATCTCCCATATGAGCAAAAACTTTACTAACAATAAGTTTCTCCAATTCCTTAGTGGGTGAGGACATACTAACAAAACCCTGACCAAAGGGCTCCATTACGAAACCGTCATCCTGAAGATTAATAACCAACTGATTAGCGTTAAACCTATCATAAGCAATTGTTTTGATATTATACTCACCCTTCAGCTCATTGACCTTTGCCCTCACAAAATCATAATCCGTTACATTACCAGGCGTTT